CTACAGCGAATCGACGCCAAGCGATTGATTTTTAAGGATTTTCTTTTTCTTGGCCGAGGCGCGTGTCGAAGAAGTGTCGAAACCATCCAGCGGATTGAACCGCACCGCTTCCCGAAAATGCGATGGCGACAGGTGCGCATAACGCATGGTGACGGCCAAAGACGAATGCCCCAGAATCTTGCTCAGCGTAACGATATCCCCGCCGTTCATGATGAAGTGGCTAGCAAAGGTGTGCCTCAACACGTGACTAGCCTGGCCCCGCGGCAACACAATCCCGCTGGCCTTGTGCGCATTGCGGAACGCACGCATCGAGATGGAAAAATGACCATTGGCCTTAAGGTAGGCACTCACCCGAGCAGCCAATTCAGGACTGATCGGAACAGTGCGAACACGCTTCGACTTAGTATTAACAAACGTCACCGTGTCATTACGCACCCGCTCAAAACGCAACGACTGAGCCTCAGACCATCGGGCACCGGTAGCCAGGCAAACCTCAGCAATCAAGCGCACGCTACTGGACCGGCTTTTGTCCAGCGCATGAAGTAGCGTCCGAATCTGGTCCACCTGCAAAAACGACAGCTCCGCTTCCTGAAGCTTAAGCGGCTTCACCTTGGCCAAAGGATTGGGATAGTCGATATCGCCTAGGCGATACAGTTCGTTGTAGACCGTCTTGAGAAACGACAAACGGTTATTGACCGATTTAGGCTTGGCGCCAGCTTCCAGTTCCCGGCGGCGCAGATCCACGATGTCCGCACCAGTCAGCTTGCGAGCTACCGGATCACCAAGTCGCCTCGCCATTAACTGAAGTAAATTCGCACGGCGACGACCACTGGTTATGGCATGGCCATGCAGCTTGTACCACTGCTGAATCAATTCGCTCAACTTGCGATTGTCCCGCGGCTTAGGATTCCAGCTAGCAGGCTGAATACACTCAGCACGACGCGTCGCTTCAAACCGAAGCGCCTCCGCTTTAGTTTTGACCGTTTTGCGAAAACGCTTGCCCTTCACAGGCTCAACATCGACTTTCCAGCGACCATCCGGCAGTTGTTCGATTGCCATCAGATCGCAACTCCCCATCGCACCACGCGCTCCTCCAAACGCTCACCGATCATGGCCCGCACGTCCTGCGGCGTCATGCCCTTGTCACGGTAATAGGTGCGGATCAAGGGCCAGAAGGGCAGGCTCTTAAGAGCCTGATACGTCTTTTTTGCGTCCAACCCTTGCCGCGCCGCGAGCGTGATGGCGTTGCCGATCATGAGATCGATGTTCTTGCCGCTGAAGCCCTTGGCGGTCTTGTATTGACGCTTGTAATAGGTCTTTTCGACCAGGGAGCTGACACCCGTCTCGACGGTCACATCATCGCGCAACAGCGTCCAGATCGGATCGATGATTCCAGGGCGCGACATGAGGCGGAAACGGCTGAAGCCATAACGCCAGAGGCCATCGAGATGAGGCGCAAACTCTGAAAAGGTTCGCGTCTCAATGAACTGGCCAGATTCGGTGGAGCAGCTCCCGGCTGCAAACTGATCGACGATAGAGTGATGGAAACGGAACTCAGCACGCCACACCGGTTGTTCAGGGTCGTAATTGTCAGGGTCGTTTTCGTCAAAGCTGTCGCTACGCTTCCAGACACTTTCCCAGAAGTCGAGCTTGTCGATAGCGCGAGCCTGAAGCGTCTTGTTGTAGAAGCCGAGCTGACAGGCGCCCGCAGAGCCGAACAGGAAGGACTGGCCACGGCCATAGGTAGCCGACTTGTCGGCCCACTCGAAACGGTTGACGCCGTCGAAGCTGCGAATGGAAGTCGCCTTGCAGTGCATGCGCGCGACCATGTCTTCAGGCGGCGTCCAATTCTGGAAATCGACCGCAATGTGCACCGCACATTGCTTCGGAACCACGTTGCTCATAGCTTCGCCGGCCAAGCGATCCATGAGCTGCTGAAGGCGTTCAGGCTCGTGAGCGTCAATCGCATGAGGCGATACTTCGATCTTGAGATGCGGCCCAATGGCATCAAGCTTGCGGTTGAAGTTTTTCAGGAGCAGGACCAACCCGAGGTCAGAATTCTGAAGCTTGAATTGATAACCGCTATCGCGGCCCACACGGGAGGCATGAAAACGATAGCCGGCAAAATCGACCACGCCGGGCTTGTCACCGAACAGCGCCAGCAGTTCGGGCCGCAGCAGGCCCTCATAGAGCTGGCGAACGGTATCTACGCCGCAACGCAACAGGCGAACACCTGACAGGTCGGCGAACTTGGCAAGGTGACTATCAAAAAAGAAGCGGCCCTTCGCCGTCTCGACAACCTCACCTTCAGAGGTGAACTGAACTCGAATCTGATCCTTTGCCATGACTGATCCTTAATGACTGTTATTGACCGTTTTCATTCGTGTGTTATTGACGTGCTACAGGGACGTCAGCCGCCCGGCGTTTGAGCGCCGGTTCGTTCCTCACCCGGCGTTCAAACCGCCGAGCGGGACGCATAGAAGCATCACCACAAGAAGCGCCCCTTTTCATAAGGTATGTGCGTAAAACCTTGGGAACTGGCGTTGTGATTGGTCTGAGCCTGCTTAGCATCGAACCGAGCAACCGGCACAGGCTGAGCCGCACCCTGAAAATCATTCGCAGTCTGCTGATCCGGCTTCGTATCATCGAAATAGCCGTTCTGGACGACCGACATGCAGAACTGAAACGACACATCCAAGCGAGTGCCTTGCTGCGTATTGCAGCGACAACCGGTCAAAAGTCCGGTATCAGCGCTAACTGCTACCGCCATGCTGGATTTATTGCGTGAAAGAAGGCGCGTATCACTAGTCGCAATACAAACAGGCTTCGGAAAGGTTTGCGGCGCTGTAAGGCCGTCATACACGGGAGCAGACGCCGGTATATCTCGCACTCTAGGCACCCGAGCCGATAGATAACCCTCAACAGTTAGCGGAACCTGATCAGAACCGGACGAACTAACCGGACTCAGCAGACCGCCCATTGTTTGCTTTACCTGATCAACCATGCCAGCCGACTGAACAGCAGGTGCCGAACTATCAACATCAGTTTTAGATTCGACATACCTAGCATATCCCCGGTAAAACAAGACGGCTGCACCAATAATGACAAGCGCGGCGAGGATAAATTTTGTAGGTATTTTGGCCTGAAAGTGATGCTTGGCATTCGTGCTTGTATATGCCCCGAAGTACTTTTTGTCGAGCTTAAGAGTCTTTTTATCGGAGTCTTTAAAACTACTTTTAACCTCAACTTTTTCAACGACGACTTCGGATTCAAAACGCAGCAATTGAGAAGACTTAAAAACGCGCCAATAATGAATGTGCGCATTACAAAGGCGGCGTAAATGAACGTCGAGATAACGGGGGTCCTGGGTGACAAGATGAACTTCATGCCCCTGATGGCGCATGGTTTCAAATCGGGTTATGTGCTCAGGTGGCCGCGCCCTCGGATCGCGAGAGCCAAACCAACCTTGAGCTTCATCTATAACGATGATCGAATCATTAGGGAGTTCGTACCACTTTTCAGGGTCCTCAAACTCAAACCATTGCGCTTTGAGCTGATCTTGCTTAAGCCCATTAATATTGTGGAAATAAACCACGCGACTTTCCGCAAGAGCTTTTTGATCGACTTCACGAATGGTATTTAGGGTTTTTCCGTGGCCGGGCTTACCAGTTCGAATGTAGAGCATAACTAAGCCTCAAAAGTGCCTGTGTGACCGACTTTCTTAATATGGCCGGTTACTTTATCCATACCAGCAAGTATCAGGCGCGTAGTAATCGCCGCAAAATATATATTAATTGCAACATCTATTTTAGCGAGTCCGAGAACCATTTGGATAGATTGGCCAGCATTACCCATGTTTGAAAGAACATAATCTTTAGCTTCATTGATTATGAAGTTTATTCCGAAGTAAGTGACAATGCCGATACCGAGCATTTTAAGAATCATCTTTACAATCGGGGCCACGATCATTTGTAGGAGCATTGCCCAATAAAAGAAATTCATTATGAACCCCCGAATGCGCGACCAACATAGATTGCGCCAAAGATGGAAGCAGCGGCCACAATTAGCCAAGAAAGATCAGAAGCGGCTTGGCAAAGCGGTTCATAATTCAATTCGAACGAGCGACCGCCATTAGTGCGCAAACTCATCGCCTCAGGAGTAGGGCAACCACCACCAGCAGGAAGGAAACGGCCAGCCGAATTGATAATGCCGTCGGCTACTATCTCCTTTTCACCTAATTGATATTCGTCGCCGTCAAAAAGGCCTTCGATATCACCCTTGTGCTTTTCGAAATCGTTCTGTTCTTCAGCATCGCAGCGCATTTGCTTTTGCTGAGCCAAAATCGCGCACTGGACGGCATCGCCGTTGCAATCAAGCGGCCTATCACAGGCACCGCCCGAAACAGATCCACCGTCACCATCACCACCGCCGCCAGTGTCACCGCCGCCCCCAGTATCGCCACCACCGCCAGTGTCACCGCCGCCCCCGGTATCACCACCGCCGCCAGTGTCACCGCCGTCCCCGGTATCGCCACCGCCGCCAGTGTCACCGCCGCCCCCGGTATCGCCACCACCGCCAGTGTCACCGCCGCCGCCAGTGTCACCACCGCCGCCAGTGTCGCCACCGTCACCCGGAATAGGATCGCCGGGCTCGCACGCATGACCTACACAGCCACTATCGCCACCTCCCGTACCATCACCGCCACCAGGAGGAAGCGGAGGAGTAAAAACAGGCTCAGCCGACCCAGCAGAGCATGCCGAACCAGTCAGTTCATAAACGAGATTTTCATAAACGAGCGAGTCATCCTCACCGGGTTTTGTGTACGCCTCATTTGAGCCATCACCGCCCTGATAAGCCGCATCACAGCCGGCAAAACATTGGTTATAGGCATAATAACTGCCAAAGTCCTGATAATCACCGTTATTGTCACGGCCTATTGGTACGCCAATTGTCCTTGTCTCACCAGCTTGACAATATGAAAAATTGAGCGCAGCGGTCATAGGCCCATTATTAGTATTTATGCGAATGGGGACAATGATGATCTTATCGTCACGAATACGAGTTGCCGGATAGAAACATTGTGACCCGTTAGTGCTTACCGAGCCAGTATCATAATCTTTAAAAGTTGGGTCTTTAATACCAACAGAAGCGGCCCAGTCGCAAGCCTCCATTTCAGTCTTAAAATACCGATCAACAGCAAAAAAATTATAAGCTCTTTCAGCGAATGAAAATTGCGGAAATAGCAAAACAAAAAAAACAATGAGCCGCATATCAAACCCGCCCAAAAAATACAAGATACATGGCCAGCGTCGTGATAATCAGCACATACAGTTCATAATTCATCGGCGGCAAATCCTGAAAAAAGAAAACCCCGCCGAAGCGGGGTTTAGTTGCTACGGCACTTGTTACAGTGCGGCTTTCAATTACAGCGCACGGCGCATGTATTTGAATGCCATGGCAGCGACCAGAACACCAAACACCGCCCAGCCGATAGTACCGACGTCAGCGCCAGCAGTATCGAGAGCAGCAGTGGCTTCAGCCGGAACGGCAGCGTGAACGGAGCCAGCAACAACCGAAGCAGCAGCAACGGCACCCAGACCAACCTTTTTGAAAAGACCCATATTGGCAAACCTCTTATTTCAGGGATTTTTTCAGGATCAGGAAACCGAACACTAGGGCAAACAAAATAACTATCTCCCCTTGTAGCTCAGCGACCTGTTCCCAAGTTAATGCAGAACCACCATTGGCCTGCAATTCCCCACGAGTGACAGCAACCAGCGACCCGGAACAAACGGGCGAGCCGTCCGGACTGAGCAACCAATCACCATCACACGCGAGAAAATTCATTGTTCACGTTCCATCGGATCGAGGCAGCGGGGGCAGGCTTTAATAAGCCGCCAGTAATACAGCGGTGAGGATTTATTGCAGCCGTTGCAATAAATCCAAACTGCCCACGATGCCCCGATATTCATGCCGCCAACTCAGTAAGAGCGACGACTTCCGAGTTATCCCAGCAATCAGGACAGGCCGTGCTAAATGGAGGCAACCGCATATCAAGCAGAAGGTCTGTTTGCGGCGCTGGGAGGTTGTGCAACCGTCCTATGTGGCCGTTACAAACGTCGCAATAAACGTGGTCATCGATCAGCACGGATCAGCCCTCAAGCCTTCGCCGGCTCGCCGGCTTTGGGCGACTGCGGTGCTTGTGCTGCTGGACGCGGTTGCGAAGCGGATTGAGGCTGTGCAGCCTGACCGGGCTGGGGAACCACACGAGTCAGGGTTTGTGTGTTCGTGGTGCGACCGTAACGGTCAGTAATCGGGCGAATCTGGCTTTCAAAGGTCATTGCAACCGGGCCTTGAGTCAGATCAATCTGATCCAGGCAGGCAGCATCTGCGGCGTACTCAGTGACTTCGAAGCCTTCAGCGTTGCCATAGGCGCCAGCCGGGATCGGCGACAGGGCTTGGACGTTGGCGCGGATCTCGCCGGTATCCTTGACTGTGTAGAAGCTTTTCCGAGTAACGAACAGGCTGGTGATGGACGTTGCTGCCGGGATTGCGAATGACATTGATGCTTCCTCATTGTTGGCCCTTGTGGGCTTGCTGTTACCATTGGCCTCTTTTGGCGTTTTGCCGGGGCCGTTGGCGTTGTCTTCTGTTCCTTATGGCGGGGCGGGTCTAGTTGCCCTTCCCACCGCCGTGCTTGCCGGGACAGATACCCACCGATTCGTTCCTCACCCGTGGATATCTATCAGTGCCTCAACCCCGCAAGCGGGGACCCCTTTCGGCCCCCTGTCGAAGCGGTCTCTTTCTGAGCCTTCAAGAGCAAGAGCTTAAAAGCGCTTCCTCGGACTCAAGCTCAAGGGCGGGGGGTTCCTATTCCCACACCCCTCTGCCATCTAATCGGTCGCCCAGGACCGTAGCCCTACACCTGAGCCCCGCAAGGGTTCGCTTCGCCGCTACGCGCCCTTGCGGGGTTCAGGCTTCGGGCTCCTTTGGTCCCGCGACCGACGACGATGGCGACGGGGCGGGGGACGAGGGAGCGGAGTTGTCAGACAGGCTGTCAGGGCAGCCAGCCGTTACCCACTGAGCCAGGACAGCACCCCCAAGGGACCAAAGGTCGGTTCCGCGTCTTACAGCCTCTTCGCTCAAGGCGAGCTTGATGGAGGTCTGCGCCACCACGTAGAAGCGCACCTCTTTGTCTTCAACTTGGCTCAGGCGTGGCGGGATCATGGGCAGTTACTCCAGTTCAAACGGTTTGCTTATGGGCGCGTAGGGCGTTGGTTTGCCGCTGTCGTAAACAACGTGCCAATACTTCGGGGGACGGTCGGACGGCGTGTGCTTCTCGCAAATGAAACGAGGGGTCGGCTTCCAATGGCCATCGACCAACTGGACCGACGCGGGGCGGCACTGGTCGCATTGTGTGAACCGGGAGGGAACGGGTTTCACCGTCACGGTTCTTGACCAACAGACAGAACAGTCGCAGTTCGGGGCGTGAAGAAGGCGCAGATACTTCGCTGAGACACTCATATTTCATGCCCTCACCAGGAAAGCCGCTAGTGACGACAATCACTGGAGATGTCCGTCTGTTGAAAGATGCTCGAGAGTCAATTGCTCTGCTTTGGCCACACCCCAACGCGAGCTATAGAGCGGATACACCTCAACCATGCGCAACGTGCGCCGATCAGCCTGACCAATCAGCTGCTTATAGGAGCGACCACGCGGCCTTTCAGAGGCACGGATGATTCGACGAGCCAAATAAAGGCGCTCGAAATCATCAGCAGGGAGGCAGACAGGAATATTCATGCCGTCCACTCCTGTTCCATGAGCCAGGACCGAAACAAAACGCAGTTAATCATCCGGCGCTTACCGAGCTTGACGGAGGGCAGGATGCCGCGCTTCGTCCAGGCGCGAGCCGTGTCACAGGTCACGCCGTTGCGCTCAGCCCACTCTTCAATGAGCTCAACATCCTTTTGCACCTCGACGAGGCGGGAGCTATCTAGGGATTCCAGTTCCATTGTCATGGTCATTCCGGCACTATTTGGGTCATTAGGTGGAAGGCTTCAGGTCAATAATTGACTTGAGGTAATTATTGACGCGACCTGCTGTCAGGTCAACTATTGACTTGATCGTGGATGGTGAAATTTATCTATATGGAAAGCTCAGCCGATAGGGCGCGACTATTAATAAAGAAGACGGGACCTAAGAAGCTCAGCGCACTTAGCGACGTCGACCACAGCAGATGGCTCAATGTGAGCAAAGGCGCTGTAAGAGTGAGTACGGAAGAAATCGACGTACTAGTGAAGATATTTCCGCAATACGCACTATGGCTGGCTTCTGGAGAAGTTCACCCAGGTTGCGGACAAACTAGCCCCGAGTACGACGAGGCGAATCGAAACTTGCCAAATCAGAACGCGGGATAGCTGTTACCAAAGAAGTGGCTAAGCGGTGGTATGCCCGGAGATGAAAAGGCATGGACGAACAGTTCAAAAACCTGAAATTCGACATGGACGAAGAAATACAGGAACGGGAGGCACGGATTGGCAACAGCCGGAGCAGACACGACATGGGTGTCGGCACGGCAATCGTGATAGCGGCAGTAATTCTGGTAGTAGGCCTATGGGGCGGCAAATATCTAGACGATGCCATCCAAGAACACCGAATCAGAGGAGCGCTAAACGAGATTGCAAACCTATTCAGCACCACCACCCAGGAACACCAACAAGCCCACCAGCAAGCACAACGCAAAGCCCAACAAGCCGTAGCAATGAAAAAAGCCGCAGCCGATAGAGCGAATAAAGAACGCATCTGGCGCTCATACGAGTGCCGATTCTGGTGGGACCACGCACCAAAAGACCCACAAGTCATTGCTAAAGCCAAAACTATGCAGTCATGCCAGGGCGGCTTTTGAGTGTCGACAAAGTGTCGAAAACAAAGGCCCTAACAGACCGTTAACGACCCAGGGCACCCGCGCCAGAGCCAGCATTGACGCGCAAAGACCTTCAGTGACACCCCGAGGCAAGGGCTATAAACTCTCGGACCTTTACGCACCGGCCGAACCTCCCAGCCAACCATGAAACCCATCCAGCTCCCTCTCGGCATCCGTCTGCGCGACGATGCCACCTTCGCCAACTTCTATCCCGGCGCCAACGCTGCGGCGCTGGGTTATGTCGAACGGCTCTGTTCGCCGGCGGCCGGTTGGTCCGATGAGTTGATCTACCTCTGGGGGCAGGCTGGAGTCGGACGCAGCCATCTGTTGCAGGCCGCCTGCCTGCGGGTGGAAGAGCGTGGCGAACTGGCCGTCTACCTGCCGCTTGCCGAAGTGGCCGGGTACGGCACCGCGTTGCTCGATGATCTCGAGCAGAGC